TCTTGCAATTTATGTAATATTCAGCTATCTGCTGGTGAGGATAAAGGAGAAAAAACATGGACATGATTCCGAAAGTCAAGACAACTAAGTTACAGGCTCAAGTTGGCACTGGTATCACACAGAACAAACTGTGTGTGCCTGGTGACTTCACCCCTGGCAAACTCCCCGCAGGTGGTTTCCAGTCCGTCTGGAACTTTAAAAACAACGTGCCTAACGATTACTTTACCCGTAAGGAATCGCCTACCTCTGGTGGTGGTGGAAAGGTGTACTGATGGCTAATAACATCGCCTTTCAGCCTATGGGCAAGACGTACAAGTTAAATGCTGCCACAACAGTTCAGCAACTTACCTTGTATTCAGACAGCCCTGTACAGCAGTACATGTTGGTCAGCCATGAGCCTACTGGTGGTGCTGGCTTGCCCGTTTATGTGCGTATTAGCAACAGTGCTACTGCGAACGTAGCATTGCCTGGTAATGGTTCTCCGTCATATTCTGTGATTGTCCCGCCAGATACCGTCATGGTTGTTACTGGCCCACAATCGACAAATACTGCTCCTGTATATGTGTCGTTTGTGTCGGAAACTGGCACTCCAGAAGTTTATGTGACCCCAGGAGAGGGTCTGTAAATTGACCCGATAAGCATCCTCTTTGCTGCCAACGCATGTGTAGCGGCAATCAAAGAAGGGTGCGAACTCTACAAGCAAGCAAAAACCTCCTTTATGGAGGTTAAGGCCACAGTTGATGAGGCTGTTGGCATTGCCAAAGAAGTACATGGTTTCTGGGGAAAGCTGGCGCAGATGTTTGCTGGTGACAGCAAGCCTACGCCTGTTGCCAAGCCTGTAGCCAAGAAGAAAGAGAAGTATGTTGCCGTTGACGAGACTAAGGTCATGTCAGATGTGGTGGCACAACTCACAGAGTTTTTCCGCTTACAAGAGCAACTTGCTACCCACATAAGAGAAGAAGAAGAGAAGAGCCAGACAGTCTACGACCCTGATGCCAACTTGATGGAAGCCGCCCTCAAGAGGGTTATGGCTCAAGACCAGATGGCAGCACTGGAGGTAACTATCAGGGAAACGATGGTTTACCAGTCTCCCCCTGAGATGGGAGCCTTGTATTCCAAAGTCTTTGACATGCGGAATGTCATACAGGAAGAGCAGGAAAAGGCTAGACTTAAGCAAGAGGCGCAAGCGAGGTACAAGGCATGGCAACGCAGGGAGGAAAAAAGAAACTTCCAGGCAAACCTAGCGTATCTTCTAGCGACTTTTACATTCCTCCTTTACCTGTGGCTGTTCCTCCTGTTCATAAATCGGCTGGAGAAGACGTAGTGGGATGGATAGCGGCATGTGTGTTGGTTGCTCTTTTGCTGCCTCTTCTGGGTATGTTGTACTTGGATGTGCTACAAACTAAGCATGAGGCCAAACAACAGATAGAAAAGGTAGAAAAGTTAAGACGAGAGGTGGAAAGGAAAAATCGTGAACAAAACCGTAATCATGATTCTGATGGCATTCCTGATGACAGGGTGCGAAGATAGATTCCGTTATCCGTGCCAAGACCCCAAAAACTGGGAGCTTGCTGAGTGCAAACCGCCTATTTGCACAGCTACTGGCACTTGCCCAGAACAGTTAAACAAACCTGAACAGGAGAAGAAGTGATGCCTACAGTAGTCAAAAATGTCAGCAATCGCCTGACAGCAGAAGAAATTGAAGTCAGGGTCTGGGCGTTTGTCATCGTGGTACTGGTCAGCATCCTGCTAGGAGCTATGGCTATGTTCCTGTATTCTGTGACATACGTCACTCAGCCCATGTCTGGCATGGCTCCTATCGACAAGATTTACACAAGCCAGATTAGCACCATCATGGTGTTTATTACTGGTGTGCTTGGTGGTGTGGCTGGAAGGTCAGGAATCAAAGCTGTAGCCACTGCCATCTCCAAGTCAGAGGCTAACGACAATGACGAGCCACCCAAGCCATGAAAGGATTGCTGTCTGGTCTTGTAGCCTTGTTAATAGCTTTCGGTGGAGGCTATTTCTACGGCAAGCATGTTGAGGCAAAAGCCCAACAAGAAGAGGTTGACCGCCTGAATACTGTTGCCAGAGCAAAGGAACAGGCTCTAGCCACGGCTGTAACAAAGACTGCTGATGCACTGAGGAAGACAAATGAAAAGGCCAAACTGGTTGCAAAACAGCGGGATGCTGCTATTGATTCTGGTGCTCTCAAGCTGCGCCTCAAAGCGTCCTGCCCCGTACAAACCACCACAGATACCGCCTCTGCCACAGGAAGTAGTGGAGGAGAAGCACGAGCCAACATTGACCCAGAGGTTGGAAAAACTCTTTTCGCAATAGCCGAGGAGGGTGATAGAGCTATACAAAAACTCAATGCCTGTATAGACTTATACAACAAAGCTGTTGAATCACAGAAGGAAATCAAATGAACTTGACTGCCAACTTTTCCCTGCATGAACTGACAAAATCTGAGACTGCACTGCGTCTTGACTTGGACAACACCCCTGATGAACAGGCCACAGAAAATCTGCGTTTGCTGTGCGAGAAAGTCCTACAACCCGTACGTGACCACTTTGGCAAGGGTGTCAAGGTGAACTCAGGATTTCGTGCTCCAGCCGTGAACCAGGCCACGGGAGGCTCAAAGACCTCAGACCATTGCCTTGGGAGAGCAGCAGATATAGAAATCCCTGGTGTTGCCAATGCTGACTTGGCTCAATGGATTATGGATAACTTGGACTACACACAGCTTATCCTTGAGTTTTATACAGTTGGCATCCCTGACAGCGGTTGGGTGCATGTCAGCTATGACCCTGACAACCTGAAAAAGCAGGAATTGACTGCTACCAAGGTTGCGGGTAAAACTACATATTTGCAAGGCTTGGTTGCATAGGAGTCGATATGGCAAGAAAGAAATTCCCAAATCTATCTGTAGGCAGAGGCGAGAAGCTCTCTGTGAAGAAGGGTGCGGGATTGACTGCCAAGGGTCGTGCAAAGGCAAACAGAGCAACAGGGAGCAACCTCAAGGCTCCCACTAAAGACACATCGAACCCTCGTCACAAGTCTTTCTGCGCTAGAAGCAGTGGATGGACTGGCGAGCGTGGCAAAGCAGCAAGAAAGAGATGGGGTTGCAGATAATGGCATACACACCAAAAGCCCAACGTGGCTTGTACTACAACATTAACCAACGCAGGGCGGCGGGACTGCCTCCTAAACGCAAGGGGCAAGCTGGTTACCCTACCAAAGAAGCGTTTATCAAGTCGGCACGGACTGCTAAACGTTGACCTTCTGTAGCTCCACCAGCAGGTGAGGGCCGTGGTAGCGCATCTCATTTATCTGGAATGCGCCCTTAAATCCGTACTGTTTAGCCCAAGTCTTCTTGTCATCAAAATACTCGTAGAACGTATCAGGCGTGATGATGTTCACATGTGTCGGGTCTTGGAAGGCCGCACTGTGTGGGAAGGCTGGAGTAGAGGACAAGAACTTGCCACCTACCCGCATCACCCTGTAAATCTCTGACATCAGTTCTACAAACGGGTATCTGCGTTGTGGGACATACAACAGTCTGGGGATGTGTTCCAGAAAGTCGTATGCCGTCACGTAGTCAAACAGATTGTCTTTGTAGGGGATAGGCTGTATCGCAAGGTCTGCTTGCTCTAAATCCAGTCCTACAACTGTCTTTGCTTGGTAGGGGTTGCGGATGGTTTCTCCGCACCCAAGGTCAAGAGAGATGGTCATGCTGCTGGAAGCAAGCCACCTTCAAACAGGTAGCTACCGAAATGGCCTAGAACCACCCACGGAGCGGCATGAATCTTGTATCCATGTCTACGTGCTTCTTGGCAGAAGTAGTAGTCTTCTGACAACAAGCGTCCCACACCTTCTTCAATAGCACAGGCAAAGAACTCCACAATCTTGTCTTGCTTGATTTCGCCAGACAGGAAGGTAACGTCATTGATATAGCTTGGCATCTTTGTAGCCAGGTCTTCCAGTACCTCACGCTTGATAAGCATGAACCCTGTACCGCCATTCCAGATTTCCACAGGCTCATGTGCTGGTACTGTGACTGTGCCAGCATAGTCAACAAGGTTAACCACCAGAGAACCTGTACGGGTTTTCAGTTGGTCAACAGGCACACCATCTTTGACAGCTTGCTCGACACCATGCCAGTTGATTTCCTTCTTAGGATAGATGCCACAAATAATATCTTTGTCAGCGTCAATCATAGGAACGATGTCGGCAGGATTCCAGCGGATGTCTGCGTCAATAAACATCAGGTGCGTAGCTTCCTTCTTGTTGAGAAAGCCATGTGCAAGAGCGTTACGCCCACGCTGGATGAGGGATTCGTTGAACATGCAGGAGAAGGACATGTCGATGTCGTTAGCCCTCATGACAGCGGTTGTGTTGACCAGTGACTGACAGTAGTAGCCTGTGGTCATGCCACCATACATAGGTGTGCAGATAAATAGATGCGCTTTAGACATGATTCCAAACCTTTTTGTTTCTAATGTTGTTAATTGTTTGACGGCAAACCATCCAAGACTTTGCCAAGCTAGAGTCTGATTGACCAGCTTTTATTCCTTCTTTGATTTGTTTGACACCGTATTCATCCAGTTTTGCCATAGGATTTTTTACGCCTCTTGTGCTGCGACCCTTGCTTGCCATGTCTTGCAAGTTTTGCTTCTGTGTTCCTAAGAATAGGTGATTAGGGTTGACGCAAGCCACGTTATCGCAAGCATGACAAACATACATGCCTTTGGGTATCTTTCCCACAAAAGCCTCGTAACTAGCACGGTGAGCAAGATGCTTACGATTATTGGAAATGATTTCTCCATAGCCCCTCACTTGTGTTGAACCCATCCAAACCCAACACCCTGCTTCTGGAATGCGTAAGACCTTGGCCTCTATGCGTTCCTGTGTAATTGGTTGTGCCTTACTCATTGTTGATGACCTTTATCTGTCTTCATGATTTCCTGTGCATCTTCAAAGCCAGCAGCGTAGGCAATGTTCCACAGTTGTTGCAGGGACATGTTCACCAAGTTCATGGTGTAGTTCATGCTGTTGTTGGCCTTGTTTACAGAGTCTTGGCTCATCTGGATTTGTTGTGGTGTTGGTTTGATGTCACTCATGATATGTCCTCAATTCTTAATACGTATCTGTTTGTCTTTGCTGACTTGCGCCAGCCATGAACTTCAATTCTGATTCCAGCATCTCTGACAAGAGCTAACGTGTCGGAGGCCATAATCTTTTGTATGCGG